TTATTTGCCATAATTAAGGATTTCCATTTCTAGTTGTTTCTTTTGATAGCTTAACTTTACCTTCTAATATCCTATTAACGACAGTAGTTACTCCACTACCACTACGTATTTCTAAATCATAATTAGCTTGATCCCAGGATACATTTGATCCAGATGAAAACTGAGATGAACTAAAAGCGGAAATAAAAACTCTTATACTACCAGAAGAAACCGGAATAGTGGTAGACGCGGATGGTGGAGTTGTATTCAAACCAGTTCCATCTGGTTGTAGAGAGGATGAGAGTATGCATATAGTATCATTGGATGTCTTTGAAGGTCTTATTTGCATCCTTGCTTGATAATTTTTTAAATTTACTGGATTCCCATTTGAATCTTTATAATCTATCTGAAAATCTACAGTAGATCCCTGTTCAATAGTAAAAGAATAAATTCCTGCAGCCATTAAGTGTTCCCATATTTTATTAATCTATAAACCAATAATAAATATCTTCTTTTAAAATAAGAAACCAAAAAAATAAGGCCCTATTTTACAATAGAGCCTTACTTTACAATAAATTAAGATCCAGATTAAACTTTGTTCAATCCTTTAATATAAATCTTACCATAGAATTCTGGACGTACGATCTTTTTAGCATACCGTGTCATCACACCTTTTCTTGGTGTAAAGTTGGTAGGATCATATACCAGTGGAGTCATGATTAATGGAATATATGGTGCGTAGACCGCTCCAGTTTCCAAGAATTGAGTTCCACGGAATCCCATGAGAATAACATTCCTTTGCATGTATGGATTTTTGTACACTGTAAATCTGCTATTAAGCTGACCCACTTTTTGTACACCCATTGCAAAACCCTGTGCTCCCATTGAGCCTCCATCAGTATCAGCAGCATATCCAGGAATAGATTCTATAATCGTTGCAACGTCTGGAGAAGTAACTAAGAAATTAGCACCTCCTCGAAGAGTTCTTGCATGGATTTTATTAGAAACTTTCTGAACTTTAGTTCCAATAGTTTGGAACCAGGTTCCCTGATTATAAGCTTCTGCTGATGTTCCATCGTCAAAAGCTGTTCCTGCGTTATTTATTGACTGACCAGGTGTAACAGACCAATACTCAGTTGTTACAGCATTCTGTAAAAGCATATCTATGATCTCTAAATCAATCTCCATCGAGATATATTCAGAAAGCATTGAAGTCAATTCAGCTTCAGCATCAATTGAATGATAAGCATTTAAATCTTGAGCAAATTCTGGAGACCAGACTGCTTTCAACTTTCGTGTCTTAGCAACAATTGGCTCTGAATGCATTCCAACGTTAACTTCTGGAATATTGATAGTTGTTCCATCACCAGCTGTATCTTCAAAATCACCTCTTGTAGATTCTGTGGGCTGTCGGCCATAGTTAACGTGCATAGTTGCACCCAATTTTGGCATTGCACTAGTTGCAAGGACAAATATCGATGCTGATAAGGCACTTGTTAAATTAGATCCATAGATTGGAGTATTACTTCCTGCGCTAGCAATAGTATTACTAACATAGTTGTATGAGCTAATATTATTAGCTGCAGTTACCCCGGATCCAGTTATTGTCCAGCCTTTAACTCCCTGATTATCAGGTCTAGTTAATTTATCCAATGGAAAGGATATCTTCAAAAGAGTCTCAGAATCACTATTTCCTCCCATATTAAGAGAGGTAGATAAAGCGGAGTTAAATCCGATTTCTTTCCAGGATGCTGTAAATACATTTACTGCTGATACTGCAGCAACATCATCTTTTATGGAAAAAGGCCATCGACCATCACCATAAAGACCGCCAGTTGGATCAGCAGAAGCTGAAGTATTACCAAAGATGTCTCCAGTAAATCTTCCCGCATCATTTGCTGCTGCACTTGTACCATATTTAAAATCAAGATAGAAAACTAGTCCTGATGGTAAATTCATAGGTTGAACAGATACAAAATCTTTAGCTGCAATTTCAGCAAAGATCCTTCTTACAAGAGGTAGAGCAACACCCGACCATTCTTCGGCATTTGATCCGCCGGTTGCAGAAGCCTCATCAATTAATTGACGAGCTTGATTCTCCAAAAGAACGGCCATACCAGATTTATCATATTCCTGGTCCATTCCCTCGAGAAGTCCTGTTTTATCCCACTTATTAACCAAACCTTTAGTTTCATTGATTTGATTCTTATATGAGGCACCGGCGTCTTGCAATAAATTTGAAATTTTTGTCATTTTAATTTCTCCTTATTTTTTAAATTAGTCCGGCTAATTTTTTCATTCTGTTAGTTAATTCATTACCTTCAGCTATTACTTTTCTTTTTGAAGCCTTGGTCGTTGAGACCGACTTCGAAGCAAAGCCTTCGGTAATTTTTTTCTTTAATTTTGGTGAAATTTTAAAAGATTCAGCCAATGTTGAATAAATCAATTTAATTTCACGTAAGCTTCTAGCCCTATCAAAGTTTTCGATTACTCGAACTTTTTCAGATTCAGATAAAGTGTGATTCCTAAAGATCTTGTTAGAAAACAAAAGTTTGGCATTTAAAAGATTTACTTCATTAATTGTTCCCTTTAAAGAACGAATAGTGCCATAGGCTTCTTCTAATTGTTCTTTTAGAGTATCAACCACTTCAGTTTCTCCTTCATATCCATCTTCTGATTCTTCAAGCTCATCTTCTTCTTCCCTTAGGGATTTAAGAATTTCTTCTAGATCAACTTCTTCTTCATCTTCTTCTACACCTACGTCGGCAACTGGAGGTTCTTCAACGGGAACTTCAGTATCAACTTCCAGTTCTTCTTCGTGTTCGTCCTCTTCCAGTTCGTCTTCAAGTTCTTTGATAATAGATTCAAGTTCTAGATCTTCTTCAGACTCTTGTTCCTCAACATATTCGGAATCTTCATCTTCATAGACCTCTTCTTCATCCTCTTCTTTTAAATCATCTAAAACTGTTTCTTCGCCTTCCATGCCATGTTCTGATTCTTCCAAATCTTCAGCATCTTCGTCTTCAGATAATTTTCCTTTACCAGGATCTTCTTGATCACCACCATCAGCAACATCAACTTTATTATCACCATTTCCGATATCCGATGAATCAGATTGCTCATCCACTTCACCTGGGCTTATAGCTGCAGGTAAATCGGCCTCGTCTTCTAATTCTTCCTCAATCTTTGCTGACAACATAGATTGTAGTTTGGGAGTAAAAGCTTCTTCAAGAGCCATCTTTGCATTTTCAATAGCCGTTTCACGAACTGCTTTTGCATCTGCAATGGCTTCTTTCAATAAATCGCTCATTACTTTCTCCTTAAATTTATTTTTAGGAAATATAGTTATTTGGAACTATAATAGGTAGGTTAATTTAATGTTATCGCTATATTAGAAATAGCGTATTATGTATATAAGTATATCAATATATCCCAAAAACATAATAAAAAGCACAAAAAAAAGAGCCTTTTGTTAAAAAAGCTCTTAAATTAATTAAAATATTGTATTCGAAAGTTTAAAAACACGAATCTTTATCAATTATCTTTTGTCTTTCAACATCTCTTCTCAATTTTTCGATAGCACTTTCTTTTAATATTCTTTTCCTAGCTGACTTTTTAATATAAGCCTGCCTATCCCTATGTTCAGCTAAGATTTCAAATTCTTTGGTTTGTTTCTTAAATTTTCTTAAGGCCACTTCAAGATATCCAGGAGGAACTTTTACTCCATTGGGCACTCCGGGAATTATAAAATCTTCTTTTTTGGGTTTTTTATAAAATCTATTTTTTTGCATAACTATTTTTTAGTAAATTAATAACTACTTAAATATACGAAATAAAATTCAAATAAAAAAATTATTTTTACATTCTTTTAAATTTGCTGGGAGTACTTGTAGATTTCATTTCTGAAAAAGCAGGAATACGTGACTCTACTTTTTTAGCAACAACTCCAAGTTTTTTATGGAGATATTCATCTGAATCATCTGTGTCTCCATCATTATCAACATCTTTGTCTTTTAAATCATCAAAATCTGTTGCTGCTTCTTTATCTGAAATATTATCTATTTTTTCCTTTATCTCAAAATACTTTCCAAGCTTATAACCCATGTCTTCGTATAAGGATTCTAATCTCTGCTGTAGTAAACCCATCTCATTAACAGTTTTTGCAAAAAGACCGGAAGATTCTTTTAATTGCTTCATATCTCTTTTTACTGAAATACCATCAAACCAATCATCAGATTCATTCATAGTAAAAGATTCTGCTTTATAAATTAATTCGGTTATAGTCTTTAATGATTCCTTAATGGTTTCATTTTTATAAATACTAGACCCATAATCATTAAAATTAGAAACAGCTTCAAGAAAAGCTCTTTTATTTTCTTCGTTCCATTGGTGCTTTCTAGCTTCTTTAAGTATTTTTTTTAATTTCATGAGTTTTTCCTATAATGATTAAATTTGTCTAACTTCTAATATCTTTTTTAGCTTGTACTAAGGTTTTCATAACTGATTGGATCTTACCAAAAGCTTTTGGACTATATGATTTGACTTTTTTAGAAATACTACCTAATAATACAAGAACATCAGATATATCCTCCTGAAGTTCTATATCCATTGGTGCTTCATTAACAGATACTGGCGAATCATATTTACCAGTTCCCTTGTTATATTTAAAAAGCTTTGAACTTGGCAAATCTCCCAATATAGATTCTTTTACAAGAGATTTTAAATTAATATTGGCCATTTTGTTTCCTCAACATTTACAATTAGATTTTTTGTGAGTGGGAATTCTACAAACTCCGGTCATTTCACAAATTATATTGGTTATTATCTTATTCACTTTATGATATTTATCAAGCTTGACTTTAGAGCCAACAGATTCATGCATTGGAGCCATAAATGCCCCATGGGTAGAAGGATTAGAAACAAAATCCCAACAAATCAACTCAAAATCTGGCTGAACTTCTACAGTGTGATCTCCTTCTTCATACAAAGGTTTAACACTGCCAAGACCTCTAGAACTAATTCCAAGTTTAATACCTGCTCTTAAAAGCTCCTTTAATATATTTCCGCTGGGCGTTCCCAAGACTTCAACTTTTCCTATAACATCATCCCCGTCAAACCAGGTTTCCAATATATTGTGAGAAACATTGGCCAAATTAACAACAGAACTTTCTGGATGATCTAACTCGCCCAGAGCTCTACTTTCTTTAATTTGATTGTCATTGTATTTCTTGACTTCTCTTATGAGGATATCTTTTGGATAAACCCTTCCATTTTGATTTTTAGATCCGGCTCTTTGAAGAGTTCCTTGTACAATTACTTTCCCATCGTTTCTTTCCTCGGATTCTTTAATCATTCGAGGAGTTATTTCAAAAGGGGTATAATCAATTAAAAGCTGTTTGGCCATATTTATCCTACCTTATTAGAATACTTTTCTGGTATTCCATCTATATTAAATTTCGAAGCCACTGGATCTACTGCAAAGTCTTCCAAGGGATTTCCCTTATTCTTTGCATAATTACCAATAGGACCAGTCATTCCAGCCAAAGTGGATTCCTTTTTTATCTTATCAAACTTAGATGTACCTATTAGATCTTCTAAGGGCATATCATCCTCCAATATTAATTTATATCATCCAGTGAATACATGTACTGCTTTACTACCAGCATTTTGCAGGCTACCAGAAGCAAATAAAGAACCACTACCAATAAGTCTTGCCTGTGCAAGAGTAGTAGGTAGATTGTCAAACTTAACAGCAGATAAACTTGCACTTAATGAAAACGATTGAGAAGCATAATTGATCGTTACTGATCCACTAACATCTCCGCCATCATTCAAATTCAAATTACTATCAATCAAACTAGCAAATTGAGTTTCTGTGGGCTTATCTCCAGTATTGAAATAAGTCTTTAGTACTGTTCTAGTTACTTTTGCCATTTTTTTCCTTCTTATTTATTATCACTGCTGCCGCCTGTTTTTATACCAGGAGCTGATGGTGTTGAAACTAATCCCATCATATTCATCAGATATCTATTATAATTTTCTGCTAAAGATAAATCGTGCTGATATTTAATCTTAGCTTTTACCATACTTTCCCCAATCAGCTTTTGATTTTCGGAAATTCTTGACCACTCTGGCCAGGTTAACTTTTGTTTTTGCATATTGCTCATAATGATTCCCTATCTAACCCAAGTAGATTTTAACCTATATAAGTCAAAATATATTGAAGATAATTCTTTTCTTATTAATTTTCGTATTATTTCTAAGTCCGATTTTGTTAATTCCTCTTTTAATATCTTTTTTTTCATGCCGAGAGATCTCTCATCTTAACGGCTATTCTATTCATTCTTTCGGAAATTTTTCCAAGTTTTCCCTTTGTAGATTTCCAGTAAGAAGTTGATTCAAGACCTTGCTCTTTTTTTAATTTAAGATTACGACCCAAAATTCTTTCAATCTCAAATAATCTCTTTGATATTTCAGATATAGCTCCATTTACTTTCTGCTTTGAATTTAAGGTTTCGTCCTTTTTATATGAGTCATAATTTAAACTGTATATTTCTTTCATTATATTTTTGTATTTGGTTTCTCCAATCTTCTTGCTATCTTCTTCGTCTTCATCAGAAAATGCATATGGAGTCTCATATCCAGCAATTCCAGAAGTTGTACTAATTTCATCAACTTCTTCGTCTTTTGATAATTTTTCAATCAGGTTATCTAATTTTTTTATCGACATTTTTTAGCTCCCTAATTAATTCATGAAATCTCATCAAAGATAAAACATGAGTTTCTTTTATAATGTTTAAATCGTTCATACCTTTTAAATAACTTGAAATCTCTTTTAATTTTATTTTGATGGTTTTATTATTTATTTTCTTGATGCAATTTAAAAGTTCCCTACTAACCAATTCAATTTGATTTTTTAATTCTGTCTTTAGAGCTTTATTTTTTGAAACATTACTTATATAACTAGATAAAAGATTTCTTTGATTCTCATTCAATTTATCTCCATATTTATCATTAAACTTATCAACAAGAATCTTATATGATAATAATTTAATATCTTTAGATTGTTCCGATAATTCAATACCACCAGTCTTTTTTATATTCGAACCTTTTTTTTGTAAATTTTCAACTAGAGTGTAATATGATTCAGTTAATTTTTTTGGAGTTACTTTCTCTCTATCGGAATTAAATAATCTATAAATAGAAGCATAAATTTTATATTCATTAATTCTAGTCTTAAAAAAATCATTAATTTCATAATCTTCTTGAATTGCTTTAATCAAATTATATTTTTCTCTTCTTAAGTTTGAACTATTAAGATTTTTTCGTTCTTTTAAAATCAAATCTAAAAACTTAGAGGCTTTAGCTTCTGACGAAAATTTTTCTTCGAAGAGTCCACGATAAAGATTTAATTCTTTCTTAAGTTGACTACCAGATTTAAAGTGTTCTCTGATTATTCCTACGGCTGGAGTCTTATTCTTATCATTTAATACATCAGAAGTTAATTGTCTAATCAACACTTCAAAAATAATGCCAGTATTTTTAATCTTATTATGTTTCACCATTATAAATATTCCACTATATATTTAAATATATCAATTTCTTAAATAAATATCATGTTAAAAAACTATATTATAAGTTTTCGTCATTTATTAAATTATTTTCGTCTAAAAGGGATCTTTCATTCAATATTTTCGTGTTTCTAAACTTTCCATTCATAGAATTTTTAACTTCTCTAGCCAATGGAGACTTATTATTACTACCCTTTATCGAACGATCTCTATTTTTAATATCCCTCTTTCTTTTTTCTTTACCAATTGGATCTCTGCCTCTTGCACTATCTTGGTTACCAGATTTTGGACCTTCATCAGGTCTTCCAACTTTTTTATTGCCTTCAAAAGCTAATTCGGTTTCTTCAGATTCTCCTCCAGATGGTTGTGGTTGTCCTGGAGCTGCTTGTCCACCGGTATCTATTTGAGCAAGTGCATATTCTGTTCCTCGGATTTCACCAGTCTTCATTGGATCATTTCCTTGGGTTTCAATTTCTTCTTTTCTAAATCTTTGTTTAAGATCTTCAATTACTTTTTCCCTCTCTACACTAACGTCCTCAGTAGACAGATCAAATATATATTTATATATCCAATCTTCAGAAAGCATATTAAGATCCTTAATCGAACTAGCAATACTAATTTTCTCATTCCACAATTCTAATTTTTCTCCCTCGGCTATTGTAGATGGGTTTGTTAATTCCAATTCAAAATCAACAAGATCCTCGTTTGTATATCCCTGAGAATATAAATGAACAATTGCTAGTTTTGTTAATTCCGAAGTAACTATTTTTTGAATTCTCTCTATTGTTCTGGCAAACCTAACGTCTTGGGCTGCTAAAGTTGCTTTCCCTTCTACTGCTTCCTCATATCCAATAAAAGCTTTTGGAACCTTGAGAGCTGCAAACATTCTATTTCTTAAATATTCAATGTCATCAATTCCTCCAAATTCCATTCCGCTCAAAGTTTCTATTTCAGTACCACTTTGTCCTCCTCGTACTGGCATATAATAATCTTCTAACATATTCTGCAGGTTAAACTTTAAGTTATAATCTCCCGTTGTATTGTCAACATACGGAGTCTTTTTTACTTTATTTATAACTTTTTGCATGTAACTTTCAACTTCATTTGGTGGAATGTTTCCAATATCTACTTTAAATATTCTACGCTCGGGCGCTCGCATGATCCTATGAATTAACATTGCATCTTCCATAAGGGTTAATTGTTTCCAAACCCTCCTAGCCGGTTCGATCATGGCTTTTCCATATGGAAGATAGTTTGTATCTCCTATCAGTCTAAAATGAGCTACTTCATAATTTTCTAAATAATCCCTTTTTCCACCAGTTACTAATCCAGATGCATAAGCATTTCCGCCAAGAGATTCATCTATATAATATCTAACTTCGTCTGGCTTAGAAGGATCTATGCTTTCCTCTCTGACCATAAAATAAGGAGATATTGGAATAACATTTACTATTCCATATTTTTCAACAATATCCATCTTGAGGAAAAAATCTCCATACTTACACATACTCCGGATCCAAAGATATAAATTAAATTCTATATTTAGAATATCATAAAATAGATTGTGTAATATATCATAAATTTCTTTTTTTGGAGATCTAATATCTAATACATTTCCAAAGCCATTTTTAACTGTGGATTCTTCTGAATAAATATCTAATGCAGAAGCTATAATAGAATCCATATCCATGGCTTCATAATCATTAAATAATTCTGAACGAATCCCAATATTTCCCTGTTGGGTTTGGTAATCAGCCCAGCTTGTTCCCGGATATAATCTACTATATCGATCTACTAATTTATTTGTTTCTAAATTTCCATCTGCCTGCAGGGAATCTGTATCGACAACTTTTAATTTTTTGTCACCGACACGCCTGATTATAATACCAGTTGAAAATAATTTTCTTAATCTGCTAAAAAGTGATTTGTTAGCCATTTTTATCCTTAATTAATTAACCAGGTAATATCTTCGTTCTCTCCCTTTATTTTCATATTCCAAGGATCGTTTTCGGGCATGATTCCCGTATATATCTCCGGAGAAGATTTTCCCATTAATCCCAAAGCTTTTTTATCTAATTCAAGGCCCTCATTTCTAAGTTTAAGAGCTGTGTCTCGAACCCAAAGTCCAATAGCAAAAGCCATTGTTAAGTCATCATTATATCCTTGTCGAGCTTCTGCTTTATGCCCATTCCAAATAAAGACTCTCAACTCTTCAAGCAATCGTTTCGATTTAACAATACATACTTTTTCTCTAAAATAAATATCAAGCTTTGAAATTAAAAGAGGACGAGTTTTCATTGAAGTCGTAAAACCTGGTGTCATTTGTGACCTGTCTTTTAAATCATAACCTTTTTGAAGTTGAATTGAAGAATCAACTGTTCCTTCTTGTTTATACGTATAATATAAATTTTTATACCCTCGATCTATGGCAGCCTGTAAAGATCCCCAACCCACATTGGCATTCTCAATAACCAATAAAGCATCATTATATTCTGTTGATACCCCCACCAACATATTTCCAAAATCTTTTGGAGTCAATAATCCCCTATATTCAGCTACTTGTTTAACCTCATCAATATCTATTACATGAAATGCCGAATAATCAGTCCCATCACCTCGAGCAACGTCAGCAACTACTATATAATCTTTAACATAATTAGGAGGTTCCCAGATCCAATAATTTCCATCAAAGCCTCTTTTTTCTATGGGCTCTTCAGCATAAGTTTCTTTATACCATTCTATCAAACTACCATCTATTACAGAATTACCAGAACTAATAAAATCACAATCACATTCTTGGGCTGCTAATTTGACTCCGAGTAATTCGTCTTGTTCGTCTCGCCACTCCTGATTTCTTTCAGGATGCAATGACCAGTGTAGTCGAATAGTATTAAACTTATTTTCACCATCTTCGGCTTTTACCCAAGTCTTATGAAAAAAGTTACCAATTCCATTTGGAGTTGACAAAATAATTGATTTACCACCAGTTGCAAGTGTTTGTTGTGCAGATGCCCAAATATCATCAATTCTATCAATAAAAGCTGCTTCATCTAAAACTAATAAAGATAATGCTTCAGATCTACCAGCATCAGCTGATGCAGAAATTGCTTTTATTTGAGATCCATTTGCAAATCTAAGTGAAAGTTTATTATCTTCAATTGTTTCTCCCCTCAACCAAGAAGGAAGATTTTCATGCATTGTTCGAACCTTTGTTACAAGATTTTTAGCTACATCTTGTTTGGTAGCAATTACTAAAACATTTTTATCTGTGTGAAATAACATTAACCACAAAGAATATCCCCCAGTAAGAGTAGAAATTCCTAATTGTCTTGATTTAAGAATTATATTATAATCTTTTTCTCTAAATTGATTTAATACTTTTTCTTGGAATGGATATAAATTAAAATTTATTTTGCCTCTGGTTGGATGCTGAATCTGGCAATATTTTTTCATAAAATAACTGGGTTCAACAGCACATTTCTTATATTCCTCGGCAATAATTTCCTTTATGGACTTTTGATTTTTCATCTATATATAAATATCAAAAAATAATTAATTAAATTACTGAGGCAGACTATAATTAATAGCGTTTATCAAAAAAACAGTTCCAATCGTTCCAACTACAAAACCGGGTACAAATCTCTTATGCCATTTTCCTTGCTTTTCCCGTTCCTTTTGGTATATTGATAAATTTTCATTTAACAATTTAATTTGTTTATTATATAAATCAAACTGCAAGCTATCATTTCTCAACATAAAATCTTTTTGGAATAATATCTCATTTTTGACTGAGACTAATGAATCCTGCTCCAATATAACAATATCTAATTTAGAAATTTTTTTCTTGTATTCCAAATTTAAAGCTTTGGACGTAGAATATAATTCCTTGTAAGTCTCACAAGTATCAATTTGAGAAAAACATAAATTTGGAATAATCAATAAAAATAAAAATAACCTTCTCATTACCTATAAACCCAATAATTTTTCTTTTGCTTTCAATTCGGCTTCTAAATCTTTTATAGTCTTATCAACCTTTGAAGCTTCTTTCTTAGCAGTTTTAACTTTTTTACTTCTTCCGTCAGCAGTTTTTTCGAGTTTTTTGACTTTTTTCTTGGCTTCTTTTTTGACCTTTTTCAGATTATCTAAATCCGATTTTATAATTTCAATTTCTTTCTCGTTTTCTTTTACTTCTTTTATATCTTTTAATTTTTTCTTTTTGAAGATTGATAATAATACAAAAAAAGCTCCCAAAGCAGAAAATAATCCAATGATCCAATTTTTAAACTTTTTAATCATCTTACTTCCCATCAAAAAATAATAATTTAACAATTATACTCATAATGGCAGTATAAACTATCCACATAGCCCTATGAATTCCATTTTTAAATTTTTTAATTTCTTTTATATCATGTTTTATATTACCACACTCATCTAAAAATTTTTTCGAATATTTACTAAGTTCAGCAACATCACTAGTATTTTTATTAACTCTTACAACTACTCCATTTTCAGGATTAAGTAATTTTTTCTTCAGCATAGATAAATCACCCCTCATTTCTGAGAAATCTTCATTTAAAATTTTTTGCTGAAGGGATATATTATTCATGCATTTTTTTATTTCCAACAGTTCCCCATTTGGCAACTGATCCCTCATTTCCGCCATCTCGTCCTTTAATTCTAAAAATAATTGTTGATTTGTTTTTCTAGGCATTTTCTTTACCGTTGCTGTTTAAGGGCAACAACTAAATCCACAGCTGCTTGAGATCCAATATAAACCATAGAAATGGTAACCCAATCTCCGGAAGTTACTCCACCATAGAGAGACAGACCTGTTGCTGTCAACCATACTGTTAATTTTTTACTTATAAATCTTGATAGAATTTTATCAACTGCCGCTTTTACTTTTGCCATTTTAAATTACCCCCCTTGGTTTATTTGTGAATAACACATAAACTCCGGGACTTACAGCAGAACTTGAGATTTGACTAACAGAAAGTTCATAAAGATCCGAATAACTATTCTTTCTTAAATCAAATAGAGATATATCACCTCCACCAGACAACCTTACATAGTCATCCGAAGAAAAACCACTCCCACTTATATATATGGCTCCTGCACCATATAAAGACCCAGTATAATCAGTTATTCCACCAGAATGCTTTATTACTTTCCAATATTTCCCAGGATGTCCAACCCTATTAAAATCGTTTGATAAATCTGATCCCATTATTTTATTCTTTCTTTAAATTTTTTTCAAATTTCTTTGCTTTTTTATAAAATTCTTTTTTAGTTTTTTCTTTATTTAATCCGCAAGACCAATCTTCAATTTGACCATTCTCCGTTATAAATTTTCGAGAAGGATCTTCTTTAACCCACTCTTCAAATTCTTCTCTTATGTCCTTGAGCCATGCATACTTATTCTTAAGACTTCTTTCTTTTATATCTTCTTCCCAAGTTTTATTTATTTTTTTATTGGTTTCTTGTTCAATCCAAGCTTCCCATCCCATTTTATATTTTTTATAACAAAATTTATCATATATGGTTTTAATTGGCTTACCAGATACTGGACAAAATGGGGGAATTTTAGTCAATTCACGAATCTTATCCATTTTAGTAATATTTTGCTTTATTCCATTCTTTATTGTCCAGGTTTTTCCACCTTCGTCCCAAACATCACCCTCTACACGTTCTTCATTTTTATATTTTTTCCATCCGGATTGAGTTTTAGTTTTATCATGGTGGTTTCCCATGACAATATTTCTCATCCTTTGAACTTTAGATTCTTTTATATTTTTCTTCATGATTTGTATAAATAAATATCAAAACTTTAGATTAAAAAGTCATTAATCCCGTAATTTGATTGATGCTCGCAAATGCTCCTGTGAGCTTATAAGTATTTCCCTTATAAATAAAAACAAGTCCTTCTGATGGCACTATCTTATCAAATCCACCTATAGCTTGTATCTTGGCCAACTGTTCCTTAACTTTATTTAATTTTTTAAGGTCTCCACCCTTCCTAACATCTCTTATTGCTTTAGCAACTTGCTTTCTTATAGCTTGTACAGATTTGTCAGGATTAGCAGCTAAAAATCCTTCTGCATTCTTGAGGACTTCAGCACCCAATTCAAAAAATAAATTTTCAAATGGTAACATATTCTTTTTAACCTGTTGTTCAACCTTAACCTTATCTAATGATTTAATTTTATTAAGAAGTTCTTTATCTGGTATGGTTTTTAGATTTAGTCTATAACTCTTATCATTAAAAGCCCATCGCTTAACCAATCCCATTTTTATGGCATTTTCTATTCCTGGAAAATTTTTATCTACATAATCTTCCCACCACGTCTGATGATATTCTGAAAATGTAGCAGCATCAGATAATCCAAATTTAGATTTTAACTTATCTAATTTAGAATTGAAATATGATCTCTTGGCTCCAAAATCTTGATGGGGTTTTACCTTGAGAATCTGTGGACCTATTACGCTAAAACTTTTTTGAACATTTGCATTTATCTGCTGTATCATCCCGGCCAAAATTCGAGCTCCATCTGATACAGCTCCAATTGCCTTGCCATCTTTATATTTTAAAACATTGTGAAACTGAAGATGTGGTGCATCATATACAATTACATTCGGAGATGCAGGGTACATGATCTCCATATTAACCCAATTGTTTCCACCATCAAATATTTTAGCTTTTTGTTTATCACTTAAACCACCTATTGCCTTGGATAAATCATTCATTGCAAAGTTAAATGCTTTTTCAATATTTCCTCTGCCCTTAAATTTTGAAGCTACGGCCTTAACGTCCATGCCACCACGTTTGACATCTCCAGTACTTCTAGCTGCTTTTAGTTTTCCATCCGACCAGGTAATAAATAGATTTTGTCCATCAGTTTTTTCTGTTGCACTACTTTCTAGATCCAATTGACCTTGTAGTGATAGCTCAATAATATTTTTAAAATCACCAAAGGTCAATCCTCTATCATCAAACGGATGAGCCATATGACCATAAGCTCCACCCTCCGTTATAACAACTCCATCAAAAATGTTTGGCTTGGGAGGTATTCTCATTCTCATGGCAGACTTACCATTGATCAACAAATCTCCCTTTTCGTTCCAACTTATAGTTTTAACAACAACTTTTTTATTTTTAAATTTGCCCATATAAACTGTATCACCAATTTCAACCGGAAGAGTAATAGTCTCCATTATAGATTTCCAAATACCGGGATCCAACAATCTTTCTGATAAGTTTGTCGGTGTCTTAATTGATTTATCTGGCTCTTTTATTTTTTCTTTGTCAAAAGTCTTTTTCTCTTTGGAGTCTTCTGCTCCCATAAAATCTAAAAACTTATATCCAAGCCGTAAAGCTATATTAGATATTCTCTTTACGTAGGCTTTATATGCTGGAGTTGATTTTAAATCTATTGGATTGATGGGTGTTTTTTTTCCAGCAACTCCAGCGGGGAAATATGTTACGGGATCGATCTTACGATCTGGTGTTATCTTTACTTCTTTTGCTCCAGATAATATATAATCTACTACTGTCCATCCAATCTGCTTAGCATAAAAATCTCCCTTCGATGAATACCCTTTAAAAGATGAAAATACAGTTACTGGACCATCATCAACCATTCCTCCTCCCAAACCAACAGTACTAGTTGCTTCACTCAATATCTTTTTAAAATCCGATTTGATTACAAATTTTTCTATCAGAGATTCTTGAAGACTTCCTAATTTTTTAACAATCAAATCATAATTCTTTGTGTGACCAAAAATATCCTTAAATAATTTTTTCTTTTCTTTAGGATCCAAAGACTTATCACCCAATGCAGTTCTGATTGTTGTTCCACTCATTTCACCATACCCGGGAACACTAAGAGATTTATGAGGAGCTATTAATGTATAAGCACCATCTTCATATCCAACCTCGGCCTTTCCTTTCCAAGGTCTAAAGAATTTACCACCAAGGCGACTTGCATCTTTTTGTCCAACCATAAATACTGCTGCAGTAGTTTCAGGATCATATTTTTTAAGAATCTCTTCTGCTTTGTATGGGTTTTTAACTTGGACAATATTTGATATGCCATAAGAATTTATAATCTTCTTTTTCTCATTAAAGTTAAATGGTGATTTTGGTAAATCAACTTTACCGCTTGTTGCAATATAAGCATCATCAAATTTTTTGCGTAACCCCTTAAAAGTCTCAGCATGATGTTTGCCCATGGGTTGGAATCGACCCGGGTAAATAGCCACTATTGTTTTAATATCCTTGTCTTCAGAAATTAATCTATTTATTAACCATTTTCCTAACGGCATTTTCTATTCCTTTTATTTGTTATAAATATTACTTTTATTATTTTTATCCCCCTTGAGATATATGTAAACTATTATCACTGGGGTTGATATAAATTACTCCTGCAACAGCTGGATCCGAGGTTGGTAAAGAATCATAATCCAAACGTAAGCTTTTGAAGGTTGCAAGACTACTTCCGCTTATATCTCCTGCAACTTCTAAATTTCCAGAGGCTGTTATATGACCAGAAGTAAAAATATTATCCGCTACTGTTGTTGATATTGTTCCAAAATGGCCTGAAGAGGCGCTTATATGCCCGCTTGCACTTATATTTCCAGTTGTGTATATATTTCCACTAGTAACATCAATATCCCCATAAGCGTTAATAGCTGTTGTTTGACTTGTATTACCATGGTGAGATCCAGAATAAAATGATGGTGCTATATGATTATATTCAGAAGTAGATTGTATTCTCCAATCAAATTCAGATTTATAAAATAAAAGTCGAGCTCCATGATCTAAAGCTAAAAGACCGGAATAAGCTCCTTCAGCTGAGGCAGTTGTTTGATTCCAAGATTTTTCTGTCCAATCATCAGTATCTGATTTCAGAATTTCAATGTTGCCACCGGCCGGATGGGTTTTGCCATGAGCAAAATATAGTTTATTACCAGACCCCATAGCATTTTCTATCATAATAAAGGAAACGTATTTATTATCTCCGGGCCCAGCAATATTAATTGCCCCAATTGGATATTCTTCGGCTAAGGGAGAATAGGTTCCTGTTAAACCTTGGATTCTTATGAAATGACCGGTATCAGGACCTCCATAATCAGAGCTGCCGGTCATTTCCAAAACAATATAATTTCTGCTGCCATAGACATACTTATTTAATAGATGATTATCAGCATTTACGCCGGATGGACTTATTTTAGTTTCTCTATAGATAAACATATCTGCTTTACAGCTGTTTTGAAATACCGCTGCACTTGCCGAAATACCACCTCCAACATCTAAAGAAAATTTTGAAGAGCTAATTTCCAATATACCATTAGATCCGCTTAGCATAGCAGGAGGATTTCTACTGCCAAGGAAAAATGATGGAGTATTTATCTTAACATTGCTACCACTTATATCAATATTATCAGTTTTTATTTCTAAAGCTCCCGGACTTGATCGGAATCTAAAATAATGTTTATTTCCAGATACCAACTCTAAACCAACACCCTTATAATCGTCTCCAGATGTTGGAAGCACCGATCCACTAAACATTATAAAACCAGAAGGAGCTTGAGAACCTGTGGCCAAATTAAAGCCCTGATAGTCAGTTGATTTAATAAATGAAGACCTCTTACCAGACATCTCCATCCCCCTTCCAGGAGCTCTACCAATAAAAAATGAACCCGTAATTAATGAACCAGAAGGAGATCCAAAAAATTTAACGCCTTCTCTATTAACGGTAAATGTTCTATACCATCGGACTTTTGAACCATCTTTTAGAGTTCCAACAAAATAAAGCTTTAAATTATATATTGGAGTATCTTCACTAACTCTTAAATTTAATACCACTTTATCAGCTGAATCTATTTTACCCTCTACTGTAAACGGTAATGCATATCCCTCACCATCAATAGCTTCCATTTCAATTTCACTATTTATTTGCAAATTATCTATATTGGGTTTAGAAATAATCTTGTTTATTCCAAGACGAAAAAATCCTGGTAGGGAATCTGGATCAAATCCAAAATAATCTGGTGAATTAAGACTATTATCCTCTACGGAAACGGGAATTTTCTCTAAATATCTTCGAAGAATTTTTTGTGCCATTCTATTCTGAAATCCTAAAATAATAAATTAATAAATGCAGTTATAAATATCAATTTAATAATTAACTAAACTATAATCTCCGATCTTATTAATCTCAATTAAGTCCTCGGTAGTATCTTTCATTGTATCAATATGAGAAATTATTAATATAAAATCAAAGTAATTTTTTAAATAGTTAAAAAGAGTGTTCATGGAATTAATATTCTCGGGATCTAAATTTCCAAACCCCTCATCAATAGCTATAAAATTGGGACATGGTAAATTAGTAAGACTTATAAGTGAAACCCTAATAGCCAAAGAAGCTATAAATTTTTCCATCCCAGAAGTCAGATTTAATGACCAACTTCCAGCAGTACCATAATCTATTATGGTATTTATATTTTTTCCATCCGTTTCAAATTTAACATTGAATTCTACCATCTGAGATAATATGGAGTTAACTTCCTCTTCTAAGTATGGCAAAGCATTCGAAATCAGTTCGTATGGAATTCCATTTCTTTTTATGCTTCTCAAATAATGCTCATAGGCTTTATATTTTTCTTCAAGATTTCCAGCTTCTTCTATAGATGAATTAATAGAAGTTATTGTGGTTTCTGCTACTTTAATTTTCCCATAAAGATCGATGAGATTTGAATCTAATTCATTTATTCTCGTATTAACAGTATTTCGATCTACTTCTAAAGCTTCTATATTTTTTGAAATTTTAGAATTTCTTTCTATGTCCCTTTTATTTTTATGAATTTTATCAATAAGATTTAAAACTTCTTCAAATCTTTTTTCATTTAAAGCTAATTTTGTTTTTATACTATATATGGAATCTTTTGATTTATTTAAGGTAGATTCTTCGGTCCTTATCAAAATTTCTAAATCTAACTTTTCATTATATTTTTCTTTGACTCCATTTAATTTGGATATAGATTCTTTTAAGCTTTCAAGAACTTTTAGAATATTAGACACTTTTATTTTATCATGATTCAATTCTTCTTTAGTTTTAATTGCATCTTTGACAAAAATATTATTTATACAATAATCACAATTTGGATCATATTTGTGTTCTTCTAATTTTTTAAGTTTATCTAGTTTATTCTTTACTATAATCTTGATTTGATCCAAATCTGAACCCTTACCTAATAATTGTTTTTCTATATTAAGATATTCGTCATATTTGCTCCTTAAGTTACCGGAATAAGATCTAAATTGCACCTTTAACTGTTTTATTTTTTCTTCTGTATCTTGATAGTCCGATTTAACATTTACTAAAAAACCCTCTCCAGATTTTATTGAATTACTTACATCTTTCTTTTCTAATTGAAGCTTTTCAAGGTCTAATTCTCCGCCATCTATAGTAATTAGTTTTTTAGTTTGATTTAATATTTTTTCATTTATTTTATTACGTTCTCGAATCTTTGAGGTTTTTTCTTTTTCTAAAATATTATAGTCAATTTTTTTATTCTTAGCTAAAACTTCACATTCTGCAAGCTTGTTAGTAAAATCATTATTCCTAAAATCATTAAGCAATACAGTGATATCCCTAATCTCATCATTAGCATTCTGATATAATTCTTCAAAAACATTCAAATCCATAAACTGACCTAGCAAATCTTTTCTCTCAGTTTGGGTCTTATCAATAAATCCCGTATTATCATTTTGAACTGATAATGACGTCAGAACAAAATCCTCGTAACTTCCAATATATCCACGAATATTCTTGTTTGTATCTCTTCTCTGTTCTCCATTCAAAGAAATAACATCTCCATCTTCTCCACTCATCCAAAAATCAACATCTACTCTTACATTACCCCGGCCACTTTTAATATATCTAGCTTTTCTTTCAATAAAATAATCAACCCCCTCTATTTCAAAATTTATTTTACAATCAAAGGATCTTTTCTTATTATTCATTATGTCTTCGGCCTTACTAGCTCGACTACATTTATCAAACAAACAAAAACATATAGAATCTAATAAAGCGCTTTTTCCAATATGATTAGCTGCAAATAATCCAATCGTCCCATTCATTTTTGTGAAATCAACTTTATTTTTTTCTCCAAAGCTAAACATATTGGAAAACTCAAAATTCTTTATCTTCCAATTTATGTTCCTACCAACATCAATATCAACCAATCGTTGATTCATTTCTCTATTAATAGATTTTATAACATTCAAAGTAGAGTCATCTAAAAAAGAATTACGATTCAAATAATCTTCAATTAATACATTTTGATATTCCACGTCTCTTAGGTTTCTAATCAAATCAAAACCCTTTTTTGTTCCTCTGTTTATTTCCGATGAATTCTCTTTTCTTATAACAAAATAATCCTGCATTTTGGATCTCTTCCGGATTGAAATGAGAATCTTTTTTACTTCGGCATTAGAGGTATTTTCTGTTATCAAACGTACTCTTGGCATTTTAGGAATATCGGATATATCAGGACATTTACCATCTTTTATATTTATAGTATAATAACCATAATCATTTAACATCTCTTTAAAAAGAGGTTTCCGATTTTTTACATCCCAAATGATATATCCGTGACCATCAAAAGTTTCTCCAAAGTTTTGTTGAATAAGGCTCGATGAATATGCTATCGTTTTTTCTTTATTCAGAAATTGTTTCTTGTGAATGTCGCCCAATAAAACCATATCAAATCCATCAAAGCGGTCTATGGTCATTTCGGGATTTCTGATTTTAAAACCCACATCTGTTATTGAAGAATTCATTGGTCCATGATAAAGAGCAATTTTTGTGTTGGCTTTTGAGCAATCACTTCTGGGATAATCTTCTGGCTTATCAAATACTGACATTACAATAAAGTCAACATCCGCAAATGAATAAACACCGGTGTCCCTTAAGTAATAAAGGTTTGGATTATTTAAATTTTTAATTATGGGGGAGAGAGAATCTAATCTGCTTTTATTATTAAGATTTGCGTCATGATTACCTGCTATCAATATAGTTTTTCTTATGTTTGCTAAGCTATTTAAAAACTCCGAAGTCATAGAAAGTAGCTCTGGTGAAATATCAGTCTTATTGTGAACAACATCTCCTCCGATATATATTATACTGTTTTCTGGAAGTTCTCTGGCCTGCTTATATAACCTTTTAAATACGCTACGATATTCCTTGTGTCTTTTAAAATTCCTAATGTGAATATCACTAACATGTAGGATTGTTGATATATTATTAAAATCAACTTTATATTTTTTTCTTATCAAAATAATTTATACTCCATTATTTTTTGAAAATCTAATTCTTTTGCTTTACTCAATCTTTTGGTAAATTCAGGATATCCTAGATCTGAGGGATCTTTGTTATCAAGTTCAATTAGATTTACTTTAATTCCATTAGCCATTAAATATTCACAATGCTTTAAAGCCTGATTAATGGCATCACTATCTAAGGCTAAATTAACAACCTTTACTTTATTTTCAACAATTTTTAATTTTAATCTATTTGACATATTTTTACCAAATAGGGGGATTGCATTTCTATTTACAGCAATTGCATCAAATGCCCCTTCAACTATTGTTATGGGTTCGTTCCAATTTATGAATAATTCAAAACCAATTATATCTTTAGAGACTCTAGGATTTCGATGCTTAAACGAAGAATCTTTATAGTAGCTTCTTGCCGTATAAAAATTTATTAATCCGTTCTCGTCGTAACTAGGAATGACTATCATCCCAGAATATAAACCTTCTGTACAAAATCCAACATCATATTTCAATAGATCTAAAACGCTCAATCCTCTTGACAAAAGATATTTAATTGCATTTTTATATTCTGGATCATTTTTATTTGCTTCCCAAAATCTCGTGAAACTATTTGGCAAGGAAAGGATCTCATAATCTTGATTCTTATTTTCTCTAAAGTCTCCTGACTTTATAATCTTTGATATGGATTTTTTTATCTCCTTACTAACATCTAATTTATTTATCAGAGTATATATTGTTCTTCCTTTTGCATCACAAACCCAACAATGCCATTTATGAGAAACCAAATTAATCTGAAGTTTTTTCTTAACATGATGACAGAATGGACAATTGAATGCTACATTATCTCCGCTAAACAAATCTCCACTACCCAAAGCAGCTTCTAATATTCTTTGAAGTTTAAGATTATCCATAAGTCTTATGTAATATACGAAAAAAAATCGAGAAATAAAAATTAAAGTACTTTTATTGATTTTATAAGGTTTTCATTGATCTTTATAGAAATAAATTTTCGATTTCCAATGCTATCATTATAAAACTCTTTTTCTCCTTCTGAATTATGAGATGTTAGAACATCAAACTTGTGTTGAAAATTTTCCTCCAAATAATTAACCTGGCCTTTGGTCTCTCCCAAAGATATTATGTGAAATGAAAAATTGTCTTTTCCATATTTTTCAATATCACTAATTAGACTTTTAGAACTACCAATATATTGTTTCCAATCGGATTCCTTCTTTGTAACCCTTCTTCGGGTACTACCCTTTTTCTTTACTCTTCTAATAGAATAAAAATACTTTCTTCCAATATATTTTTTATCGTTTATTTTATTAAATATAATATAAACAAAACCATGCATATTTTCGGGAGGTTCATTTAAAACCTTTCTCTTATAAAACCAATGACTTTCCATTTTATGTGTCAAATCTTAATACAAATTCCAAATCATGATATTGAGAGTTTTGAATTGGTTGGCTGGGTTTGCCAACTATTAATAATTCTCCATCTTCATTATATAATCCTATTGTTGTGATGTATGGTGCAAAATCTGATGAAGAGACAAAACCGGCTAATATTCCCGAACCAGTTGGATAGTTTAATGAATTTACATCCAAACCACTGCCGCTCATGGCTGTTGGATTTGTTGGTACCATAAAATCTCGTTCCGTAATAATACATCGATATTCATTCTCTATTATCCTATGAGTTCCTTGAAAGGTAAGTTGAAAATCATTAAAGACTGTTTTAAATGCAGATCCAGTATTAGTAACTACCATTAATCCATCCGAATAAAAAACGTCTCCAACATTTACTCCAGAACTACTAACAAGATATCCCGATCCATCGTCGGTTATTGTTCCACCTATTCCAGTAGACGTTATAGAAATACTCTTGGGATTTATACCATCACCACAAATCTGTTCTGGTATAGATAAGACCGAAGCAGTAGCATCTAATTTGGTAACAGTGTCCGGGACATAAGACCCAACTGGTCCTCCCATATTTGAAAAATTATATCTATTGGGTCTATAATATAAAACATCTAAAGATCGGTGAGTTAAAGCATTATCAACCCCATGGCTTGATCCATCTAATTCATATCCCAATTTTCTGCCTGGAGTATTAGGAGCGACGAGATAATTGACAGTAGCTGCCTGGCTGCCAGTGGAAACGGGTGCAATATTTTTACCTTGAAGGGGTAACCATGACCATGCAATAGCTGTATTGCCTGTACGCGAAGAACTTATGGCCGTATATTCTCTTATACCATAACTACCAGTAGTCTCATCTGTAACATTCCAAGTTTTATGAGCAATATAAGGAGTTATGCTTATGTCTTCTTTAAATATTTCTTTAAAAATTAATGACATAAGAATATTTTTGAGTCTTTAAAAATCTAATTTAACCCTTGCTGAAACTTCTCTACTAAAATTTTTCAAAAGAGGCTTACTTAATTTTGCAACTGCTAGTAATTCATTATTAGCATTATATAATCCAATTGTAGTTATATAAACCTGGGGATCTCCAATCTGTGACTGAAACCTAAATATTCCATCAGTTGCTGATCCGGAAATAAATGTGGGATTGGCAGTAAAATTATATTCACCATTTTTTACATTAACAAAGTAAATAGTGCTTTTTAAATGTTCTTCGCTCTTTCCAGAAAAATATTTACTAGCACTAATATGCTCAAAAAGCCTTGAGCTATTGATAGCATCAGTTTCGCTAGTCCTTACAGTACCCAATGAAGCAGAAGCATCTAACCCAGATGGACCCAATATAACAACGCCCATATCTGGGTACATAACTCCATACTCAGGAGTTAATGATACATTGCCTCCGGCTATAGTCCCGCTAACTATTTTATATGTATCTAAACCATTTACCTGTACTGGAGTAGTAACAATATCTGCTTTTAATTTTAATGGATTCATCGCTCCGCTAATATGAAGCTCAAAACCCTCAGGACTTAATTTTTGTTTATATCTATTTCTTGCAACATTTAGAACATATATATCAGGACTTTGTGCACTATTAATTGTGAACTTCTTTGAGGTCGATTCTAATAATAGATTTTTCCATTGAGAATAAACTGCATGAGTTGGAGTAATTCCAGCAGTAGCTCCAGGTGCTTTAGTCGAACCACTTCCAGCATAATGGCCATAAGCAATATCAAATTGAATCTGGGCATTTGCATTTGATGGATCATAATCATATACATGATAAAAAGATTCCGATGTACTACCCTGAGCCGAAGAGGTGAAGAATCCCAAACCAGAAGTTCCGTCCAATGTTGCTCCATTACTCCATAATGTACTAGTAACTTTTTGAGCTGTTAAATCAGATACAATCTCAGTGCCTGCAAACTGTGTAAATGTTGCCATTCTATATTTCCTTATTAATTAAATTTTTCATATTGTTTTTTCAATTTAAACAGTTATGTGACTAGGACATTTACTGACATCTGGTTTACTGTAATATCAACTACTATATGTCCGCCGGTCTCATTCCCTGATATCATAACTTGTGTTACCCTATTTTGATTATATTGGGCGACAGGCAAAATCGAGAATTCCATCCCCGTTGCAGTAATAACCCTATTCTCCATATTTGTTTGTATACCTTGGTTAAGCCACCAGCTTGTTCCCCCACCAGCATTTACACCTTGACCTTCTATCTGTAAAATAGCCCCACTAAGAATAGTAGCCGTATATCCCAATGTACCATTTCCTCCTGCGGGATTAAAAGTCTGCATCTTTAATATTAAAGGAATTGTTGTACCGGAATCTATTGTATAAGAAGTAATTCCACCAACCATTCCAATGGTTGGAAGTCTCTGTGAATTCTTTGGCAATGTTATTAAATTACGCTTCATTGTAGAGGTTTCATTTGGATTAGCTTCTATGAGAGACATATTTTCAATTGCTTCGCCATAATAGGCACTTCCATTCGAATTATTTATATCCCACAGGCTATAATCTACTTCGTCATCCGCCAAGGCAAATTTAACTATTTGAAGTCCTTGTCCCATTTGAGAAAGTTTTTCTCTTCCCAATTTTGTTAAAACTGCATCAACAGTAAGTGTGCCAGAATCTAGATATGCCATAATTTTTCCTTAAAATCGTTTCTTCTAATATAAATATATTTTTATTTAAATTTATTCCAATTAAATCATTCTTTTTCTATTTTTTCAATCCTCTCAAATTAAATATCTGCTTCTAATAAGTCTTAGTAGTCAGTGGACTGGGACCAGGTGGACTTGGACCTTATGGACCATAGGGTCCTCCTGGGCCGCTTGGACCAGGTGGACTTGGACCCGTTGGGCCTGGGCCTGGACCAGGTGGACTTGGACCCGGTGGGCCTGGGCCTGGACCTCCACCTCCTCCTCCTGGCTTGCCGATTGGACCTAATGGTTGACCTGGACCGCCTGGATTTCCCGATGGGCCTCCCCCCCATGGGCCACTTGGACCAGGTATATTCGAGATCTGCCCTCTAATTACTTTAACATCAATTATGAGATTGTGTCCTATTTCATTATCATGAATAAAAACCTGAGTATTTTGTTCGGTAATCGAAGTGTCTTTAATAAACTTTGGTTCTAAGAAAAAAGTATTTGCACTAACAGTAGCAATTGGATTTCCATTTGAAGTTCCCATTATAGACTGAATGGGGTTAGTAGACCATCCCAGATCTGGAAGTTTAATTCCTGTTAATATACCACCACTAAGAGATAAAACCCTAGCATCCCTTACAACAGCTGTATATCCCATGGGTGCAAATATTCCATTTCCTGGAATAACCCATCCTTGATCCGGTATGTTTGGATTTACTTGCATCGGATTAAGAATTATACCACCATCGTTTGTACTTATTTGATAACTCAAACTATTGATAAAATATCCACCGGCCGGAACAACACCCGACCAAATTTTCATTGTAGGAAGTTTATTTGTATTTTGTGGTAACTTCTTATATAATTTAGAATGTAAGTGTCTGTTTGCAATGGGATTTGGTTCCAAGATTGGCATATTCTCTATTGCATTGCCAAAATATCCAGTGGTCCACTGCATCTCATCCCATAACCTATAATCAACTCCATCATCAGCTAAAGCCCATTTACTTATTGCAAAAGTTCCTTCTCCAGAAGACATTAAATCTCTACCCCGTCTGGTTAAAACTGCATCTACCGTTAATTCATTTTCGTCAATATATCCCATATTATTTAATACCCTTTATTTTTTCTAATAAAGATAATGTAAATGTCTGTATTTCGGGTTTTCCTATCTTCTTACGAAATCCATTTTCAATCCTAGTTAAAGGACAATCCCTCCAATATCTAGCAAAAACATGATGTGCCACCCAAGCATTTAGAGGAACCCATACCCAAAAGGGTTCGTATATGACTAAAAGTGGAATTGATGCAGCTAATAAAATAAGATATATAAAATGTATTACTTGGGTTAAAACTATTGCAATATTATAACTATTTTTTTTCATTTCTTAATTCCTCTAAAGTTAATCTCTCCTCTATTTTAGCTTTGTCAGTCACTCCAGTTAACCTTCCAAAAATATACATCCACTTATGCATACCTTGTAATAATTGTTTAGAATCTTTATTAACTGGTTTCATATTAAAATATTTATATCTTTCTTTTGGGAAAAGTAAAAATATGATTCTAGCAATCTTATTTAATGGATAAGTTAAGAAGTGAGGTACATCTGTATAAATCGAACAATCAATATCATTTACATTTATTCTTCCATTTATTGTCATAGGAGAATATATTCCTTTGGATCTTTTGTTAGATACTTCAGATACTTTTACATATTTTCCTTTATATTTTATTTTATCACCAACTTTGACATCTTTTGCAAATACCGGCTTATTATTTACATAAATATAATGCAATGTCGATAGCTTTATCTGATCTTCTGCATGCTTTATTACCATAAAATCCATTTCTGAATTGTGAGTATAAGTTTGATATCCCCAAATTTTAGACCAGCCTCTTTCCGTTTGAACTTTTTCGCCTATTTTTAAATCTTCAATATTAACAATACCACGGTTTTTAGTTACAACTTTAGCTCCAGCAGCAAAGCATCCGCCGCCGCCACCTCCGGAGGGAATGGGGCTTGAACCTGGGTTCCACACGGTGAAATTAACTATAAATTTTCCTGCCGTATCATTTGCAATAATGGTTACAGATGCAGTTTCAGTCTCTCCAGGTTTAACATACTGAGCTAGATTAATTTCAAAAAACTGGCCGGTTGCCCTGACTGTATATTTTCCAGTACTTGGATCTATAACAAATCCACCGTTATTGGAAGCCCAAGTAGTGCCTCCAGTAGCAGGAGAGAATTTATTTCCATAACCTTCTATTCTTAAAATATTCCTATCAGAAACTATTGCCGTATATCCAGATGTAATATTAGCATCCGATGGATTATATGTCACTGGCCGGAGGGCCTCTGCATTAGCATATGGGTATGTTGGATTCCCAACATCGGGGATTTTGCAAAGCATAAATTGAGAATACTTTCCCCCTGATAATGCTATCGTCGGAACCACTTCTATATTTTTAGGTAAAGAAAGCATTTTAAAATTCATAGTTGTATCTTGG